GGGGGGATAACTACTTCGAGGAGTAGACTACTTAGGGTCTATGTGACCCCGTTCACGTGCCGCGGGATTCTTTCCACCACGGCATTGACTTCAGGACAGCAAGACGGGCCAGTTGATTTTTCAACATTAGCCCCAGGTCTCTCCGTTGGAGATCCTGCTCAGCAATAACCCGTAGTGATACGAGCTTGCGAACAGGAAGCGACCAGTTCTCTGCCGACTCGCTCTGACGAGCACGCAGTAATGAAACTGCGATTTGAGTCCAAGGGTCCAACACACCCAAGTCAGCAAACTGAGGTTTAACGCTCAGTATGTAACTCCGTGGACGATGCCACGCACTAGACAAGATGGCTTTACCTTGGTTGTCACGAACAATGTCGTAAACGCTTCGTTCCCCGAGGGGTCGGAAACCAAGATTGCCAGCTGGGTCAGTGGGTACTAGCGGATACATGCGCTCCTTGAAGAGGCGCACAATCCTCCCGCATGCTTTCTCCATAGGGAAAGTACGGTTGTCTGCTAGCGTGTTGTGGATACCGATTAAGTCCTGCATCGTTAAGATGCCGGTCTCCGAGTCTACGGTGGCGGGCCTCACGGCTACGCCTGCGTAGAAATCAGCACCACAGCTTTCCCGGAAAGGTCCATCCAGGAAAGTCTTCTTCATGTTAAACCGAAAACCAAGGAACGCGCAAACTGCATATAGCGGGTTGCGTGACTACGCGGCAAAGCCACGTCGTCGCCGTAAACGGCGAATTCCTTCGATTTAACAAATTCCTCAACGGTCGCGTAATCCGAGGTCGCATATGCTGCGGCCCAGAATGTCAGCGTTTCAACGACGAACGTTGTACCGTTCCCCATGCCAGCGTACATTTCATAGTCAAAAGTACCTCCACCGAATTCCGGCGGAGCCTCGTAACCAGGAGTACGGATGCGCATGAGCAGTTTTGCCCATGCTGGGGGGTAGAGGAAAACAATCAGGTTCTTGACTTGGAGGTTTGACGCGTCGGTTTTATCCAACGTGCAAATAGGGTTCTCGCTTTCCCAAGCAAGAGACCCCCTCTTAGCCATCTCCTGATTCCAACTCTGATCTGCTAAGTCAACTCCAATGGTTTTAAGCATTGGCGCGACAACAGAGTGCACTCCAAGTTGGAGCATACCTGAGCAGGTCGGTTGGGCTCCGATTGAACGGAGACTGTCGATGTTCTTGTGAATGAACATCAAGCGATCGTGCACGACGCACTTCGCTTGTAACCGCTCTCGCATCACTCGGACAAACCCTTCTTGGGCGGACTCCACG